GCATACTTATAGTATTCATCTGGTGATGTGCCTAAAAAATTAGGTATTGAACAGTTTATAATATCTGTTAAAGTAGTGCCATTACAAGAGTTTGCAACCGTTTGAATATTCGCAACAGTTCCGATTTTAGATATAAAATCAGAGCTTGTAGCTAATTCATATACAGAATTATAAGTTGTTGGTATAAAATATGTGAAGGTTGTGTTTATTAAAGAAGTACTTTCATCCGGGCCAATTGAACCGGGCGGGGTTATTTCACTAGAAACAGCTAAAAAACTAAATTCCACAGTGATAGAAGCCCCTCTTTTTAATTCTTTACCAGTAAGGTCTATGTTTATAATAGAATTAGCGACAGTTTGTGATGAAACACCAAAATCATATACACCATTTACAGTGCTGGTGTCTAAGGTTGAATTGCCTATTGTTTCTTGAAAAAGATAAGCACTAAAACCTAGTTTTATAGGATTGTTTAATCTATCAACTAAGTCATAACCATCCACGTAATTACCATAGATAAGCCGATTTCCCATGACTGTTTGCGCTTGCGCAAATCTAGGGACATTGTCGTAAGTTCTTAGTATCTCATATTCCGGAAGTACCGTAAAGACTTTTTTATTATAGAAATCATAAGTGTATTCGGTGTCATCCGCATAACCTATATTCTCTTTATCTAGCTTTTCAATAACTTTAATTGTAGCATCGTCATATTCCTTATATAAAAGGTCTACACCTTTTACTAACGAGCTGCCTGAATTAAAAGTGATTTTAACGGCATTAGCGGAGTTTTCCATGCCAACATTCAAATAACTATCAGAACTGAATTGAAAGCCTTTAGGAATGAACGCAGGGTCGCTAAATTGAGATATAGCAGAATACTCCCCATTCTCGTATTGGTATCTGTATGCAAAACATAAAAACCTATCCTCTAAAAAATTAGCATCGCCATCTGTTTTTAAAGGCAAAATAGAAGGAGATTGAAGGGGTGGTTTTTTAACAACTAATAAACTCTCATACAAATAAGAATCGTCAAGATTGTTTACTGGACTTGGATAATTCTTTTTTACATTTATAAACCTCGGAGGATTATAGTTATCTGTAAAAAAAAGTAAATCATCAACTAGATTAACTCCGGTTATTAAATTAGATAAACTAAAATTTAAAGTAGTATTTATATTGTTGCCTTCGTTTATACTTACAACGTGATAAATTAAATCAGTAGTAACTGTATTAAAAGAAACGATAAGGTCTAGTCTTCCGGTATCTCCGACAGTAAATGCCGGGTCGTGAACAAACCAATATATGGTTTCATTTGCTCCGTCCTCATAAGCTCCTATACATCTAGCATTTACGCTTAATTGTATGCCACCTAAATACTGTAGCACAGTCAATAGAGTGTTCCCTTTTGAATTTTCTACAGAACCATATTCAGAGGCTTCCGTAGAACCCAACCTAACATTAAGAGCATCAATATATTCGCCATCCGGTAAAAGCCTTTCGTCAAGGCTTTTATTCATGCGACCTTTAATAAAATTTCTTTGAATTTTCGTCATTTTATTTTATCCATTTATTATCTCCCCTTAAATTCATTAAGAGTTTCCCTGGATGAATGTTGCTTAATCTAATTTTAGCATTTCTAAGTAAAGCTGATTTGTCTTTTCTAGCTCTACTAATTATGTATTCTTGAACATTAAATTTACTATTTAATAGCTCATATTTTATTGCCGCATAAATATATTGCTCGAACAACTTGTTGACTGTAATCAACGAGTCATTGCCCCCCTCCATACCATCAGAAATATACTCCAATATACAGGATTCGTTAAGCATTGTAGAATCAAAGTTTATAACCCCAGCCTTTTTATCTATTCTAAAAGTGGGATTTGCATTTGCCGTCTCTGTATTTAAACCATATCTAGCCCCTATTGAATATTCAGCATACCAATTAGCATCACTGTTAACTGAAGTCTGTTCATCTGAATTGTTTTTGTTGAGGTAGATACTTTTTTGATTACCATTAATTCTATCAGTATCTAATTCAGATGTCGTGGTTATAACATTGCCGTCAACATCAAATGTTAAAGTGCCTCCAGCTCCTTGTAAATATGCTTTTGCTGAATTTAATTGTATGTTTTCATTTAAAGGTCGAATCCAACCATCCTTATACAATGAAATCCTAACCCAATTTACATAATCACTAGGAAGAACAAAAGTTAAATTATCAAAAACAGTAAGCTGCAATGCTTTAATTTCCTTAAAAGCATCATAGTTTAATTCCTGTATTGCTCTTTTAGCATGAAATAATATCTTATATCTTTCTTCATTGTTAATCAAAGAATGATTGCCGGCATACATTAATTGAAAATTATTAACTATATCCTCTAAACTAACGTATTGATACGAACCCCAATTTTGATTTGTTGGTGCTGTACCCCCGTTTTCATAATACTGGTATTGAGATAAGTATGCCATTACGATTCTTGGTTTTCTTGTTGCTCTATATTTCTACCAAACGCATACGCATCACCCTCTCTTATAGAGATTCCAGCGTATTGTAAAATTCTTGCAACTAAATTATTTTCATCCTCTATTGGTAATTCAAAATCTTGATAGTCAGATAAGCTTTGATTGAATATAGGGTCTCCATTAGATATTGTAATATACGTCCACTTAGGGTCTTTTGGGTATCTTATGTATTGAGCTTTGACATCTGACACACCATTAAAAGTTTCCGGATATACTGTAAGTAATCCAGCTTCTTGAGTGTATGCGGGATATGTTTCAGACGGCTTAGTCAACAACGAATTGTTTAGCATAGTAATCTTACTGTGAGTTACCTTTTCAGCCTCTCCCTTTAATAAGCCCCCTGAATAACAAAGAACCTTGTTTATTAAATAATAATCATATCCAGTTGTTATCTCGGATGGTAAAAAATAAACATTATCAGAACTCTGAGTCAAAGCACTTGTTTCTGAAAAATAATCTATAACTTCTTCCGTTCCTTTTTTTGCATCAGCATATCCTGTTCCAGAAACCCTGCCGTTCTCTTTATTGATTTGGTTATTGTAAGTAATAAAGTATTCATCAAAAATATCTAACTGAGCTTGTTTAGCAAATAAGTTGAAATCCGATGGAGAAATATATCCATAGTTATTCTTATTGAGTATCGCCAAAACTGTATTTCTAACCGAATTTATCATCAGTTTGTTTTTATACAAAGATAATCAAAAAAAAAGAGGTCAATTATTTTTGACCTCTCTACAAATGAAACACTTATGCTTAATCTTCCAGCATAGATTCTAGCATTTTTAACGCTTCTATACCATCATCGCTTTGTAAAAATGAAGAAACAATATATATTGGGTCTTCTCCAAATGGCACAGTTAACATTTTGGTTTTATTAGTGCTGGTGTTAAACCACACTTCTTTTTGTTTATTTCTAAACGATAATAATCCCTTGTCAAAAAACAACTGAACGTTTGATTGTAATTTTAATAGAGGGTCATTAATTTGTCTTAAAAATTCCTCTGGATATCTTTTAACGTAAATAAGTACATCTCGCTTTAATTCAGAGGTACTCATTCTTTCTACGTTTGCTCCTAATATAACCCTACCAATAGTTTCTAATTGGTCTACAGTTAAAGCTCTGGCTTCTATAAGAGCATCTGCCTCCATATTGATTCTGTCTAATTCTTTAGAAGCGTCTTTTTCATTATCAACCTCAATAAATCTTTTTCCGTTTAATGGGTGATAGTATAAAAACTGCTGTAATACAGGATTGGTTTTAGGAACTCTAAGAAAACCATCTTCAAACTCTATAGGAACACGAACAACATTTTCATCTTGCTCATCTTCAAATGGAGACTTCTGATTGGGTGAATATCTTAAAACTCGGTTCATTCCTTTTTCTTCATCAAACCACAGCAATGGTTTTCTTCTTGAACCGCTTGAAGGAATGTAAAGAGATAAAGGAGCGGCTTCTCTGGTAAGTTTGTAGACTTTATCTACAATTGTAATATTTTTTTTCATTATATAAAATTTAATTAAAGTTAAAAAAAGGGAGGCGGTTAACCTCCCTTAATAAATATACTACTCTTGGAATAAGAAGAAGTTGTTTGCACCTAAAGTACATACAGCTCTTTCTGACAAGAAGTGTACTTCCATCGCATCTAAATCCGATGTAGCTGCACCACCAGCAGAACCAGTAATCCAAGTTTTGTATCTACGGTCTTCTGTTTCAGAAGCTCGGTAACGTACATGAAGGAATGGACGTTTCGCATTTTTACCTAAAATTTGGTCATATACAGTAGTAGAACCAGCAGGCACTAATAGTCCGTTTACACGGCCAGAACCAGCACCAGTTGGTAGACCACCACGCATAGTTGGGTCATTTAAGTATTTCCAGTCAGACTTGTAGAAGTCATATCCTCTGCGGAATCCAGTAAATCCAAGGTTTAATGCCATTTCTTTGTCATTGTCAAATAAACCATAAGAAGTACCTCAGCTCCGTAAGAGTTCTGAGCAGCTAACATATCATCGATATCGAATCCAAAATCTCTGTCAACAAAGATTACGTTTTCTTCAATAGCTCCTTGCTTATCTAAACGAGAGATAACAGCGTCAAAGTCTGCAAGAGTAGAAGGGTTACCTCCTGCCCATACGTTTCCACGATTTTCTACAACATAGAAAATACCTTCAGAACCTTTGTTTCCTACATCACCTGTAGTAGCAACAGCTCCAGAACCAGCTTCAGCTGGAACAGCTTCAATCATTGCAGTCTCAAGATAGTCGTCAAAACGAAGTCTTGTTTCGTGCTCTGATTTTAAATACCATAGGTATCCAGAAGCTCCATTCTCTGTAGTTACTTCAACCCATCCAATCTGAGCCATGTCAGAACCATTAACAGCATACTTGTCTTTAATGATAATTGGAGAGTTGTCAAAGATAACGTCATCAGCCTCTAAAGAACCTGACATTCCGTTTGCTCCTTTTCTAAATTCAGAACCGTAAATAAATACAGTAGAAGGTGCAGCCGCAGCAAAAACTTGACCAGCAGCCTCATAGTAAGCAACGTCAAAAGTACCAGCACCTGTGTTAACAGCTGTAACGATACCTTTATTTAAACCAGTTCCAGCATTAGCAGAGATAACAATGGTTTGTCCCACACGAATAGCAATACTTCCTGTACCAGGCACTAATACGTCATTTACAGTAATAGTAGCTGTATCAGATGCAGCAGCTGCAGCTGAAGTACAGTTGGTATATTTAGTGTGTAATCTTCCTTGCTCTGCCCATTTGATAAGGTCAGAGTTAGAAGGCATTTCAGCTCCTACTAAACGTAAGAACGAAGCTACGGTACGATTTCCGTACCGCTCAAACTCCTTTTCGTATGTATCAGGTAAATACTGATTTAAGAAATCAAAGTTTGTAATGTAATTGGTAGCCAATGCAACTTGTTCTGCGCTTGGCTGTAAAGCAAACCCGGGGGTTGCTTGAACACTTCCTGCCATTTTTTAAAATTTATTTTTTATTAATACTTCTAATTTTTAAGCTTCTACCCGAATCAGGGTTTACAGACTTAACTTGAAATCCTCCCCTGTTAGTTACTTCAGGTGCTCTGCGCTCAGTCATATTTATATTTTTAGTCTTACGCATCACATCTTCCGTAGCACTTGATTTACCTTGCTCATAAAAGAACTTGGCAAACTTGTCAGGATTCATCGCAATTGCTAAAGCTCTATGGTAACCAGCAGCATCTTTAATTAACCCTTTGTCATCAAGATACTTATTAATAAAGTTCATTGGTGTTTCTTGGATTTTCTTAATTGTCTGTGCATCACCAGGCGCAAAAGTTACTGTCTTGTCGTCAAGTATGAAATTAAAACCTTTAAAATCATCAGTAAAAACTTTATCGGTTTCTTTAATAAACCAATTTCGTTTTGCTTCTGCTTCCTCTTGTTGAGTCTTAACAGATTCTAAATATTGCCTATAAGCTTGTATTTCTTCTTGAGCTTGAGGATTAGCAGCCGAACTCGACTCAAGGGGCTGCTTGTATAATTCTTTTTGCTCGGTAAAGAATTTTTTTGCTTTGGCAATAACTTTTTTCTTTGCTAGTTTAGCTTTTTTAATTACCGCTTCGTCATCCAGTTCTTCATCAAAAGAATATTCTTCCATTAAAGAATCAATATCTTCTGCATCTAAACCTTCGCCCTCAGTAATTGTCAAATACTCTCTTAGCAAAGCATCAGGATTCATTGAATCAAAGTCCCTTTGTAATTTTACATAGTCTTCAATTCCTCTTCCTGTTTCCTTTTTATACTTAAAATAGGACGCTACATCTTCAGGAAGCTCATCAGCTTCTTCTCTTGCAGCATTTAATTCTTCTAAAGAATTAATTTCCCTACCGTATCTTTTTCCAATATATGAAAGAACTTGTTCTTCAGAAAGTTCAGATTCAATCCCTGCTTCTTCCTTAGTGTCTTCTACAACAGTGTCCTCTACGACACTCTCTTGAATTGTTTCTGATTTTTGTGGTTCAGTATCAGAAAACTTTTCTTCATGCTTGTCAAGAAGCTCTTGTTCGACTTCTTGAATAGATTTTTCTTTTGCAGATTCAACTGCTTTTACTTTTAATTCCATTAGATATAATTTAAGTTACAAAATTAATTAAAAAAATAACACTCATTTTTAGCATTACCTTGGCTCAAATTCAGCCAAATCAAAGCCATCTAGGCTATCTTCATTAGATTCAAAATTCTGAGGTGGTAAATTGTTTTTACGTTGAGAAATTAATTTACTCTGCTCAGTATTTTGCTGACTAATTCTTTTACTTTTTGCTTCCTCTCTAGAGTCTTCTCTAAAAGCTAAAGTTTGCTCTCTCATTCCGTGCAATTGCAAGTTGTAATTAAACTCTTGCTGCATTAGTTGAGATTTAAGAGCGGCTTCAGCTTTATTCTTTTCAATCTCAAAAGCTATTTCGGCTTGCTTGATTTTCATTTTAGACTGAGTCTCAAGCTCAATTTTCTGCAGTGCAGTCTGAGCCGCCATCTCTTGAGATTTTAGTTGTTGTTGAGCTACCATAGCTTGTTGCTGCATTGCCATACGCTCATCTCTCTCTTGCTTAGCTAACCGCTTAACTTTTAATAATTGGTTTGCTAGTTTAAGATTTTTGATTTCACGAATATCAATAGCATCTTCAAGATTAATATCTCCTTTAGATAAAGCCATCTGAATGTTCTGCTCAAGCATTGCTTTTTGCTCTTCATCCGGAGAAAGCTCTATAAAAATTCCAAAGTCATAAATATATAGGTCGGATATCTCTCCTAAAATACTTACATTATACTTTCCTATCTTATTAATAAAGTCCTCTTTAAAGTCTGAGTATTCTAATATATCAGCTACTCGATACGTTAACGCTTCCGCTAAGCTTCTATAGATATATAAACTTCCTTCTAATATGTGACGAGTCGCAGTATTTGAATTTAACGCAGCTAATTTTTGAACACCAACTAAAGCATCAGGACTTGGCGTAGAACCATCCCTGGCTTCATTTAAGCCTGTTACAGAGCGAATCATGTCTAAGTAGTGGTTATAATTAGCTATGAGCATTTGTGTCTTAGAAGCTCCAGAATTGCTTGTAAGCTGTTGTATTGGTATCTTACCTTGATTATACTCCCCCTCTTGGGTGTAACTTCTACCTACAACACTACCGGTTTGAAAATACAATCTTAATGCGTCTGAAGGGTCGTAAGAAGCTCCTGTACCCAG